TCGGTGCTCTAAAAATCGCGCCGCCTACTTTCGGCTTACCTGTACTTACATTTTTGCTGTCTGACATTTTAATCTCCTTTCCTTAAAAATGCACGATATCGAATACCGCCTGATACCGGTACTTCTTCCGTGCCGTATCTGTATAGTTGTAATCACTGTTGAGCTCACATTTACTGATATCATCCATTTCAATTATTTTCTCCATCGCTTCTTTCACCCGTTCATTAACAGATGCTGCCTGATACAATGAGCTTGAATAGGATTGTACTGCCAGTGTTACTCGTTTGATATGATTGGTCTGACCGCTTCCTGTCTTTTCAATCACAATATATTCCTTCGGAAGATTAGCCTCTTCTTCCATTCTTACAGGTATATTAAGCTTTTCTTCCAAGTAATCTCTTACCGCTTGTTCAATCATTACTTTCTCCTCTGATAGGATCTAACCCATACTTTTTGTCCGTTCTTTCCCGTTCGGTAATATCCCTGTACCTGCTTTCCAGTCCGTGCTTGAGTATTTCCTCCCATCGCTTTGAGCAATCCATTATTTCCATCATCCCCATGTACTTCTACTACTGCTCGTGTTGAAGCGATATATGTTTCGTTCTCTGATGCTGCTGCAATTTTATTTGCCTGCTCCATCAGAATCTTCTGCATCTCCGGTGATTGCATAAGTTCACGAACGCCCGCACGATTCAGTTCTATTCTCACTTTCCCCATATCGCTCCACCATCCATATCTGATTCCATACAAGAGGAATGTTCTTTTTAATTCCCTGTTGTGGAAGTCCAATGACTCTCCATGATGCTCCAAAGAAATCCACCCGGCAATCTTGCCAGTTATGAAAATCTTCTTTCGGAACAGCAAGTTTATACACTGCTTTCTTTCCAATCAGATTTAAGGTATCTAAAATCTCCGTGGTTGAGGCGGGTGATACCAGTACATTTTCTACGCATACTGGCGTTTCTTTCACGATCGGATGGCCGAAAGAATCTTTTCCATCTGGTGTCTGTTCATATAATTTTACTGTTATGCCTTTAATCACAACTATTCCTCCTGAAAAGGGTTCAGAAAACCAATTCTGTTTCCAACTCCAAGAATCTTCTTATCCAGTTTGGTAAGATACAATTCGCCACTTCCATTGGAATTCGTCCAGCTCTGCGAATATCCCAGTGCCGAAGTAGTTGCCTGAGTTGTCCCGATCGGCACACTCTCCTGTTCGCTCTCCATGACACGGATCACCATATTGCAGGATACAAGCTTCTTCGCAGCTTCTGATGCCTCCCGATTATAGGCATCAACAATCACAGCCGCATCTTCTAACAGTGCAGTGCATCTCTCCCAGTCATTCATTGGCAGGTCTCTTCGTTGCTGAATGTCTTCACATGTTGCATAAGCCATTACTGCACCTTCTTCCTTCTTGCCGGAGTCTTTTTCTGTGGTTTTTCTTCCTTTTCGTTTTCATTTAATGGTGTTTCTTTTAATGGCTTGAAAATTGCAGAATCCAGTGCAATACTGGATTCCACAATCATTCCCGTCTGTTTATACAGATACTTCATTTAGATCCTCCGTTACTCACTTGCTGCAAGGATCTTTGTAAATGCCTTGCTGTCCATGATTCCAATTCCGTATACAATCTCTGAACGGATCGCAATCTGGTTGAGTCTCTGAAGATCTCCCAGTCCATCCGGATCTCCGAATTCGATCAGATGAGCGCTGATTGATCTCTGTACTCCCCAGCGGAAGGCGTCAAACTGTCCGGTAATTCCAAGAATCTTTGATGGTGTTGTAATCTCGTTCTTGGCTGATACTGTATCAGATACTGCTGCATTCATTCCTGCGAAGTTGCTCAGGTTCTGTCCAAATCCAAGCTCCGGATAGATCTTTCTTCCTGTTGTGTCTCTCATCGTAGATAGACCAAAAGAAAGTGTTGGATCCATTGCAATTCCGCTTGGTGTATAACCTGCCGAAATGACCATGCCTGCTGCCGCCTCGATTGCTTCATCATACTTTGCTTCTGCAACGGTCACTGACTGTGTTGTATCAACCAGTCCTTCCTTTACGAGACTTGATACAGTTCCTGTCAATGGATTGATCTTGTGGATTCCTACCAGGTCAAGTGCCCTTCCAAGTGCGATTCCTGCATTAGATGCCAGATCCTGAAGAACTCCAATCTGAGTGTCTTCGTCCGCCCACTTCACTTCCTGTGAAAATCTCATAGTTACCTGCAATTTAATCGGATTGACCGTCTTGGTCGCATAGCTTGTCGGTGTCGGTGATTTCTCACCGCCTTCGCTCACGATCTCGGCTTTTGGCGGTGCTGTAAGTACCCATACCTGCTGTTTTCCAAATTTCTGCGGTCTTGCACCGGATAACTGTGCCAGTGTGGACCCTTTCTGTGCTTTTTCAAAAATCCCAGCTGAAATCTCTGCAGGGATCTCAAAATCTGAACTGATTAATGCTGCCATATGTTATTCTCCTTTTCCAAAAATCTGATGTGCAAACTCTCTCATGCTTGCATCTTTCTCCTGAGAGTTTGTAATTTTCCTGTGGTTTTCCTTTGTCCCCGGGTAGCTCTTCGGTTTTGCAAAGTTCAGGACCGCCTCTGCCTGCTTCTTACAGGTCTCCTCATCTTCCCCCGTCAGAAGATCCACTGGAATGCTCATTTCCTTTGCAACCTTTTCTCTTGCCTGTCTTACAGTTTTCTCGCTCTTAAGCTGATCCAGTTCTTTCCGAAGGGCTTCCATTCCTTCTGTTGCTTTCTGAATTTCTGTCTTCCCTTCATCTTTGATCTGATCATACTTTCCTGCTTTCTCCTTCAAGGCTTCATAGTCTGCATATTTCTGTTTTTCCCTTGCGAGGCGTCCCTCGATGATTGCATCCATTTCAGCCTGAGTAAATGTTTTTTCTGTTCCTGCTCCTGCAGTGCCGTTCGTATTGTTCTCTGCCATCTTGTTTCCCTCCTGATTGAGTGTTTCATAGTTTTAAATTCCGCGTTTCAGGCACGCGTTGCCATAAAAATAACACGCATCTCTGCGTGTTAGAATTATCTTTCTCTTTCCGATCTTGCACCAGTGCAATTTAAAAATTGGTACAAAAATACCGTTAATCATTTCTGATCAACGGTATCTAATACCATATTAATGTCTTTTCTTTTGGCGGATTATCCATTTTGACCATTCGCTTCAATTCCTTTTTTACATGTGAAGCCGCAAACATACTTGCATTTTCATGTTCTGTAACTGTTTCATCCGAAGTCTGTATTTTCATAAATTCTTTTGGCTCTTTTCCTTCTGGATAATAATCCGCTGAAATACTATCATTTGTTTTCTTTATGTTTTTTAAGATTACCATAATATTCATCTCTTGCCATATTTCTCTCTGTTACTGTTCTTGCTCCCAAGCCCAGGCTTTTACTTTTTCAAACGCTTCACTAACCTCTTCCGGCACGTTTTCAATTTTCCCATCATGAATATGATTGACATACGGTTCGTATACTTTCATTAACTTTTCTATCTCATCTGGATACTTTATGAGTTTCATTCTCTCTATCTCCTGTTATAAATCAACATATATTCTGCTTCCGTTTCATCATATCGTCCCAATTGATATTGTTGATATGCATAATCGCTTATTTCACTTACATTATCCTGCGTAATTCCTAATGCGTCAAGATTTTTCTTTGCCTTTTTACACAATTCTTTCAGATATTCACCACGGTTTTCTTTGGTAATCTCCCACCCCGCTTTTCGGAATTCTTCTGCCTGTTTCATATGCCACATTTCATGTCTTTCAACAGCATCTTTTCCACCAGCTAATCTCTGTATTTCCTGCTTTGCTATTGACTGACTATAATATATCGTATTTGTACATGGATCATACAAACCAAGGGCATTCTTCAGTTCATCATCTGATAAAATCACAACCTTTGGTTTTCGCTCAATTGGAACCCCATATTCTTTCAAAGCCTTTTCTGTGTTCTGATTAATTGCATTCAATGCTTTTGGCTTTATCTGTGCATGATCTGATATATACATAGATGTATCATAGCTTTCCACTTTTCTAACTGAAACCGCCACTTCTTTGCCACCTCTGGTTAATGACATTTCTTCTGCTTTTCCTCTTTTAACCTTTCGGTAAGCCTGTTCTGCATACAGTTCTCTCTTCCTTGCATTAATAGCCTCTTTATTTTCCTTGTATCTAATCCTGCGCATGGCGTTAATATCACCACCTGCTGCCTGATACTCTTCCAGGTACTTGTCAGGATCATATCCTTCCACGGTGCTCCTTCCATCAAAGCGGACCGCATACTCACAATCACAATGTGCATGAATGTGTTCTGCATGTCCGTTCCGTAACGCCTTTTTTGACATATACTGCCAGCCACGTGACGCCAGTGTAATGCAGAAAGAGCAGGTATCTCCATGAGGTACCCATGCGAACTGAGCACCGTCACGTTCTGCATTTTTCAATGTTGTATCTGCTCCAACCTGCTTCACAAGTCGTGCCAGTGTCGCAGGTACATTCATCTGAGACTGTTTCATGGTACCACGCACAGCTTTTGCTACTTCCCCATATTCCGGAAGAGGTGCCATCTCTGCTGTTGGGATATTCATGCCCTGTGCTGCTGCTGTTGCCTCATACATCTGGCAGGATAATGCACCAATTGCCTGTCCGTAATGCTGTGATAAGGCATAGGCATAATCTAAAAGAGCCTTATCATTGCTGAATCCATTCTTTTGAACCCACGCCTGCATCAGATCTGCCGCCTTCTGGCTAATCCGTGACATCTTGGTTATGTACTCCGTCCAAGCCCTTGTCGTTATCTGCATTTCCAAATTCCTCCGTCAAGATTGACTCTCCCTTTGCTCTCTGCTCCTGTGCACGGATCCGCCGGATATCTGCCTGATCAAATCCAATCATCTCAAGAAATATATCTGTCTGTGCAAATCCCTGTCTTGCTGTCGCAATCTTCAATGCAGCGTCTGTTGTTGCCGCTATGCTTGGCATAGCCGGATTCTTAAAGTGTGCAATGATCTCAGTCATATCGTCTGTTAGATCATCCGGTGTAGTGCCTAGCTCGATTGCCAGTGCCATCCTTCCGATTCGATACAACGAATCGCCATTTGCTTTATTCAATTGTTCTGCCAGCAAAATCAATGTCTGGGACTGTGCCAGAATTGCATCGCTCGATGTTGGATTAGCATCATTCACAACTCCCACATCCGTAACTGTCAATCCTGTTGCCGCTGAATACTGTGTGGACAGCATCCGAAGCATCTGCACATGTGGTTCTATATTTCCCTGTGAGAGCTGACCAAATGATGGCTTTTCTCCTGTTTCCGGGTTGGTTGTGCTATAAATGATACTTCCCACATACTGCTTAAATTTTTCATTTACCAGAGCGTCATACTGTTCATCTGATACACCAAGTAAGTATTTCTGCGGTGATGTTGCAAATTCCAGTCCAATCGTAGCATTGGCCACAGTCCTTACATACCCCTGAATCAGTCTTCTGACCGGTTCCTTCAATCTGGACTGTCCGAAAGGCTTATCGTTCGTTGCATCCCAGATCATTGCTACCATCAGAGGCTGTCCGAAATCATGTGGAGTAGCTTCCGCATACCAGGTCCCTCCAACACGATCCAACTGCCAGATCTCTGTCTCTGTATAAAAATTCACATGATCCGGAGACCATGTGATATCTGATTCATCTCTTTTTGCATCTTCAAAGGCAAATCCGTATTTGATTCTTGCTTCACTGGCATCCCACGAAGCTGCTGCACAATGAGGAGAATAAAACCGGACTCTTGCGTCTCCCGCTTCACCGGAAACTGCTGCAAATGCACAACCATATTTCAGTTCTTCCTTTACAGCCTTGTTATATTCTGCAATCAGATGATTTCTCTTCATGATTGCATTCATCTCATCTGATTCTGTTCCATTCTCTGTCACAAATCCATCGAACATCGATCTTGCTGCAAGTACATCCACTGTCTTTGCTCCCCAGGAACACCCAATCTCTAGTCTTCCGAAACCGGAAGGAAGGGCAATCCCTAGATTCACCTCATTCAGTGTGATCTTCCCATTATAATAACGTCGTTTCATTCGATTTGCTGACCGGTGATAGTCATAAATCTCTTTTAGTTCATTCAACCACTGCTGCTCCTGTTCCGGCAGCCCTCTTACCTGTCCAAAATTCAGTTCCATTATCCGATCCTCATCTTTCTGTTCGGGTTTCTTTTTGAGGTCCTGCATCCCCATAATGCCAATGCCGCTGCTTCGATCGGTATGGAGTTCTCTCCTCCGAATCCCCATCCTCCTGAAATAGGTCTTTTTACAGAAGTAACTGCTGACTCCTGTAAAATTTCCTGATATTTATACCAGGAGACGGTCTGTTCATTGATCTCCTGCACCAGCTGACTGGCTGCTGCGATCACATCTTTTGCCCCTGGTCTGATGATCGACTGCTTATATCTCCATACAGGTGCAATCTTCTCTATCAGAAAATCAACACCATTCCGTCCATCGATCACTACACAAGATGCTGTCTGGTATCTCTGATTCAGCCAGTCTGCAAGCCACTGGACCCCTTTGTCTGTGGTTCTCAATTCAATCAGGGATATTCGCGCCTTGCCTGATACCGGACAGACAGCACCACACAATGCTATTGTGGATCCATCCGGTGAAAATTTCACTCCAAATGCAGTCTTTCCTTCTGGTTTCTCCTGTTCGGATGCGCATGCTTCCCATTTATTCTTATCGATTGCATAATCCTGATCATTATTGATCGGTGACCACCAGCCAAGACGTTCTCTTGCAAAGGTATCTTCATCCATCTGTTCGCATTCTGCTGCAATCGTTGATTCTGTCATTCTTCTTCCAAGTGCCGGGTTGCATAAAGCCCATCTTTTCCGGTCAGTCACATCTCCAATCTCTTTCACTGAGTACTCTGTCCAGGCTGTGGATTTGCTCTCCCCACTCCTTGCCCGTTCTCTGATTTTTCGGAAAACTGTACCGGTGCAATTTTCATCCGGCGGTGTTCCAAGATAAATGGTTTGTGGATTTCTTGATGCTGATATTGCCGGGAGAAAAGATGCCTGCTGTTCTGATGTCAGCTCCTGTGCCTCATCAAAAACAAGGCAGTCACCATGCAGCCCTCGACCTCCATTTCTGGTTCTGGCCACAAATACCACACGCCCGCCATTGTTCAGGATAATCTGTTCTCTTCCTAATGCAGCTTTAATTTCACTCACATACTTCCGCAGACCTTTACTCTCGAATAAACCTTTTAGTTCCATAAAAGTCTCGGTTGCTGTCTTCTGCAAATGCGCTGTATAGATCACCCATTCAGAGTACATGATCATTCCAGAAGCAATTCTTCCCGATGTATCCAATGTCTTGCCATTTTGTCGCGGCACAGACAGGCCACAGGTCGGGGCTGACCATATTTCTTCCTCTGTCCGTCCCATCCAGTCATTGAGCACTTCACCTTGCCACGGATCTACGATGAGTCTGCCGACCGAGAGTACTTTCACAGCATCTGCTCCATCTGTATAGACATAATCTGGAGCAATCCTAACGGACGGCGTTTGGCTTCCCATCAGCTTTTCTCGTTGAGAGGATTTCTCCAATTTCGTCATCTTCTCTCTCTACTCCTCTAATTTCCTCAATTTCTTTTATCGTTTCTCTGTACTGCTTTGAAAGCTGCGGCATGGTCTTTGATCCATCCACAGCATCTTTCGCACAGATATCAATCTGTTTTGCCAGGATCATCGAAAGATTTTCCAACTGCTGCAGTCTGTTTCCTTCGCTTGTCACAGTTGCCATTTTCTTGGCTCTGGCCATATTCATCCACCTTTCAAATAATCCCTGTGTGTAAATCGGCGCTGGACGGCGGTGGTCGCCTTCGGCGCCTGGTGGGGTACCCTCCCCACCTCTGTTTTCCTCACCAGTTTCCATCCAGAATGTTCGCTTTTGGTACCTTTTGTCTCTGCTCCAGTTCTTGCAATGTTTTATTGCTTTTTGCTGCGTTGCAACAGTAGTGCGCCGCCTGGAGGTTGTTCCAGTCTTGAGCTGCTGCCTCCCTGGAACTATAACCAAACTCCCGCCATCTGGACACCGGTCTGATCTCATCAATCACAAAGGACAATGGATGCTTGCTGTCACTTGGCTCATCATAATGAACTGGTCCTAGCCTGCCTCTACAGATTCCGCACTCTGCACCGATTGCTTTAAGCCTTGCCCGGTGCTTTCTCCGAAGATTCCCATTTGCACTCCTGGGGTTGCCTGTTGCCATTGCTGTCACCTCAATTCTGGTTTATTTCATGGACCATGTAGGGATCGAACCTACGACATTTCGCTTATGAGGCGAATGTTCTACCACTGAACTAATGGTCCGGGTTTTGGGAATTAGAAAAGCACCCCGCAGGGTGCCTTAATTTACTATTCTAAAATCATCTACTTGTTATTTTTTTCTTTGTTCTCTATAACCTCATCTAAATTGGAAAAGACTTCAAAAACTGCTGCTATAGCAACAGCAATACTTAATCCTAACTTTGCATCAAACAACTGAGTAAATTCAGATATAAAATCCATGCAAGTCAATATAAATACACCAACATATACAATGCACTTGCACATTGCTAATTGCTTTGTTAGCTTTCTTCTCAAATAAACGACCAACGCCATTATTAAGAAAAAGCTGCCAATCACAATTTGTAAAATATCTAATACATTCATATATCCTCCATTCCGTAAGAACCTCTTCCTTCATTTCACCACGTGTCTACTTTATCTCTTTTTTCGGCATATTTCAATACGAAAAAATTACTTTTTACTATATTTTCTTTCTAATTCAAGTTCTCTTTCACTCTTTTTTCTTGCTCCATATATTTCCCTCCATACACATAAAACCTACTTCCATGATATCCCAACATTCGACATTATACAACAGAAAAACGCCCACACATTATCATGCAGGTGCTTCTTGGGTTTTATAAAGAGAGGACGAGCCATCAACTTTCCGCCCTAGGCTCATTGTAATTCTCTCACACATTTATACTGAACTTCAAGGAACTGTAGTAAATCATTTTGGTGTTTTCAAATGTTCCAGTGCTTTTCCATGCAACTTATGTATCCATCTTTCAGTACATTCCATCTTCTCAGCAATTTCCCACCATCGAAGTCCTTTCACATATCTGTAAAACAGTACATCGTTCTCATCTTCATTCTTCACTGTCTTAATCTGATTCTCAATGGATATATACGATTCGATACATTTGCTCTTTTCCATCTCAAGTTTTTTCTCCAGTGAATCTATTCTTGCCAGTTCATCTGACAAATCTTTCTGATTTCCACTACCATGCGGCATACCTGAATAGTCTGTTGCTTTCGTAGATTCTGCAAGTTCCCTGAGCTCTCTTACCTCATCATCAATTCTACTGATTCGTCTTCTGTTGGCTCTGTACCCTCTCAGATACTCTTTTTTCCGGTTGTTCTCGTTCTTCACATTGTTCTCTTCCAGTCTCTTCTCCAATGGTATCATCTCCTATCTTGTACTTCCTGGCTATGTACTCCGTTATATCACCATGCCACATCTGCTGCCCCTGTGCTCTGATCAGATTGCCTGCTTGGTATGCCGGCCGATTAAACTTCTCGCTTGCCTTCCGATCCGGCGGATGCTCTGCCGTATCAGCATAATGTTCTTTTTGGTTCTGCTGGATTTCCGCAGGACTCCAGCGTGTGTCTGTACTTCTTTTCACTGTTCATCACTCCAATCTAATTTCTGTCCGCAACCGCTACAATATTTTCCATAAGGCTTGTCTATTCCTCTAACTGTTTCACCGCAAACCGGACAATCTGCTCTATTGGTTGATGTATATGTTATAGGCCTCTTCGAAATCTGCTTCTTCATAGCAGCTACTGCCATCTTCTTTGCTTTAATATTCTCTTCACTATTGGATGTATCCAATCCTTCAATGATTCTGATCGCATCTTCCATGCACATTCTCCTCTTCTAACAGTTCAGGATTGTCAAATATGTTGCCTACAACTTCTGCATCAACTAACTTGATCCAATATCCCAAGTCTTTTCTAAAATCATGTTTTTCGTCCCAGTCCACATAGAATCCGACATGGCTCGTTGATGTGCTATCAAAACAACTCTGATATTCTCCGAATTTTACCGGCGCATAAACTTCTCCAAAATGGTATTTAATTATATCTCCTTCCCATATTTTCTTTCCATTCTTGTCGGTTAATCCTGTATACTGGCAAATCGTATTTTCATCAACCAGAAATTCACCCTCAAGGCTTTTATCATAGATATAATTCTCGTCACTAAGATAGCCATGCACCCATGTTCCATTTAGATGCTCATTACTATCCATTGCATGAATATGTTTCGCTCTGAAAAGTATTTCTCTATTCATAATTCTCAACTACCTCCAGTTTTTTCAAGTCTTCGATTAGCCACGGTTCGGAGTCTGACCATTTGATCATTGGGAAGTTTACATCAAAACGATGATTTAAACGAAACCAATCATCAGAGCAACCTGAACTCCAACTCTCACGTACCTTACATGGTTCTGCATTGTATGCGTATAAGGCATCATTTTTATCTCTTGCAATATGCTTATACTCTTCTTCGAGATAATCCAAAAACGCTCTATCTCTCTTGCTGATTACCGGGTTTTGGACGTACTCGGATTCTGCCCATTTTTTTAATGCTCCACAACACGTGTCATCATTATATATGCCACCTTTATACAACGCACAGCAATCACATTTGATATTATTGCAACAGATTGGATTCCCGGTAGCTTTAGATACTGCAATATTAGGTGCATTACACGCAAGCTCAGCAATCTCTTTTGCAAACCTCTCTTTGTTTTTCATTTTCATCACTCCTATTTTCAGCGCACTCATCACAGTCACCATTCGCAGCTCCGAAGCAACCGCAACAAGCATTTGTCTGCTCTTTATTTTTCATCTCTTCCACCTCTCTTGACAATTTCAATGGCTCTGTCTAACCCGGCATTGTATCCTTGATGTATATCCGACAAAACCGTTTCGCTTTCAATAAATTTTTCCCTCTTCAACTCATTAACAACGCTATCCACATCAACCGCTGTCGGCTGGCTATCTACCAATTTGCAAAGTGCATTAGCTTTGTCCGGTGGATAATTGTTCAAGATTGCCATTCCTACTATCTGTTTTTGAAATTCATCAGCATCAATTAGTCTGCTCATAATCATTCTCCTTTGTACCTCTTAGGCAGTGGCATCCATGCTATAACACCGTCCACTACATTATCATCATCGTCTGTCCACTTTCTCCCATCCCAGTAGGCACTAAACGGCTGTACAACACGTCTACTCTGCACAATGTAACCATCAAAAGAATCGACATTTGGCTTCTTCGGAAGTCTCTCCCTCTACTTCATCCACTTTGCGCATTTTCTTGATATATTCCCGGAATGTTTGAATAGATGAAAGTACTCCGTCGTAAAAAGGATCGATTCTTTCATGTTCTGCAATTATTGCTTTTGTTTCCTCTTCTGCCTGATCCAGCCAGTTAACCAAGTCTTTTGCGTCTCTTTCTGTCATATCTTTTCCTTCTTTCCATCTCATCTCTTTCTTCGCAATACATCAAGCCAACGTATTTTCCGTAACTCATTCCTTCCTGTCTTGCTTTTGCATTTATCTCAGCCAGTTCGCTTTTCCAAGCTATCGATCTCTTCCTTTTTTGTCACTTGTCTGCTCCTTTCTCCTCCCTGCCGCATTCAGGGAGGAAGCTCTTTGTCGTCATGTTCCAGTATTGTGACATACTTTTATCTCCACGCCATTCAACAGCGGAGGCAACTATAAATAATTTTTCTTATACCTTGCTTTCCATTCTTCTCTTGTGTGCGTCTTCTCATATTCTGTCTGTGCTATTCTGCAGAGCAGCTCTCGCATCTCTTTGTTGTTGTGGACAGCTTCCGGTCCTTCCTTGTGATGATTCCGGCACAGATCTACTTTGAGCCCATCTGCCTCGGATAGTTCACGCTGGCCGGATCCGAACATGATGTGATGCTCCTCTGTGTACTGCTTAGAATGATTGTCATAGAGTATCGAACAGAGGTAGCAGACTCCTTTTCTACTCTTGAGTATGCTCTTTTTATGCGATTTCCTTTTTTTCTTGCAAGCTAATTTGGGAAATGCCATGTCTGAATAATCGATGCTCATAAGATATACACCCCAACTAAGTTTTTCGGATCTCCTTGCATTCGATCAAACCATATGCACGGTCCGTATACTCCTTCAATGTCTTTTCTCAGCTCTTCTGCGGAATCTGCCAGCATGATAATGTTCGTCGGACTGCTGCAAGCATAGACTCTCGCAACATATTTATCCGGTATATCCCGCGGGTGCTTATAAATTGCAATCGATGGTATCGCTATCGCTGATAAGTCCACTTCTCGAAAGCTCTGGATTGTTTTGTTATTTACTGAGTTCTTCTCCATTTTCATCTACCTCTGTTTCTAACCATTTCTTCCAATACTCTGCTGAGCTCAACATCATGTGAGGCATCTCATTCACGGATGCTGCCATATACAGTGCCATCTTGTATGATTCCATTGTCTTCATGTATTCCCATCTGCTGCCAGTTGGATGCTGTCCTGAGTTATCCACCTCTTCCGATTCCGTTCCCGTCTCTGTGTTTATCACATTTTCTTCGACCGTCTTCGAATTATCCACACTGTTTTCCACATTTTCAGCCATCTCAACGGTTGCACCGGTGCAATCCGGCTCTTCTCTCTGTATTTCCGACGTTTTTACTGGTTCAGGAAGCATTTCCGGAAAATCTTTCTCAATCTCTGTCTGTCCGGGAATATCACTTGGAAGCTCTACCGGTTTCTCTATTTCCTGTTTCTGTGCCTTTGGTGGTTTTGCTTTAACTACCTTCGGCTCTTTTCTCTTCTCTTTCTTTGGTTGCACTGGTGCAATCTTCTCTTTTTCCGGATACTGCTGCCCGAAAAGCTCTTCCCAATTCTTTTTTGCGTCTTCCTGTTCTGTAATTAGCACAAGATATCCTAAGATGTCACTCCATGTGAACCGTTCTTTGAGGTTCTGTCTGACCACCTGCAGGATCACTTCGTCTTTCTCATCATTCAGGTATAGCATGATTCTTCCGCATCCTTGTGGTCGCACACTATAGAGTTTGTCTCCGTCCGGTGCCAAAAGCTCTTTGATTGGCTCTGTTCCTACGCTTGTCCTAACTGTTCCATGCAACTTCACATACAGTTCCGGATCTTCCATGCAGATCTGATGGATCGCTTTTTCCAGATTGTCGAGTTCTTTCTGTTCTTCTTTCTCGCCTTCCAAAATGACTTCGATATCTGTGATCTTCTCTTCACTTTCTATCTCTTCTTTGACCGCCTGGATCTCTGACTTACTGTATGCCGGTGTCAGCTCTTCTGCTACACTTTCCGGAAGCGTCAGCATCAGAGCCAGCTTCGCATAGCCGAATCCTTTGTAATGATCTTGCAATCGTGGAGAGTATCCCCCCTCCGAGAATCTGTCATTGATCCTGATATATCTGGATACCTGCGTGGCTTCAAGCTTGTATTCTGCCCACGCAAATTCATTAACATTGCTGTATCCTGAATCCTTTAAGATATCGGTATCTCTTCCTTGCTTCAGCAGATATCCAGTCATGACAAAATCTTCCACCGTTCTGTTCAGTACGGTATTCATTGCCTTTTTGTATTCCTCATAATTTTGATATTGTGCTAATTCCATCAAACTGCCTCCAATTCTTCTGCCTCGAGAAAATCTTCTGCTAATCCTTGTAGGACTCTTGTGTTATTTTTTTCCTTCAGCTCTGCTATGTTTGCCTCTCTCTTGACCTTGCTGATCTTGGCCAGTTTTCTGTCTTCCTCTGTCAGACGTTTCCTGATTACTTTCTGCCATTCCTTCAGAAAGACTCTGATTTCTTCAATTCCCGGCTCTTCGTCGTAGTAGCTTCTGTGCTGTCTGATCGTTCCTCCCGGTTCTACTTCGATCGTGTAGAATGGTATTCCCGGTGCTCCCTGTCTTCGCAAAAAACAGATGTAGGTCTCTCTGCTCTCAATTCTGTCAAAGTATCGTTCACTGCTGCCGGCACAATGATGCAGCGCACGTCCTTCTTTTACGATATCCACCAGCGTGTTCGGTACAATGATCTTGTATTCTTCATTCTCGTATTCGTATCGGCTTTTAATCTCTTTCAGAATTCCTTCCGCTTCCGGGAACTTCTCTCGCATCTCCTGCGCATAAGCTTCTTTTCCTTCCGCATTGCTTTCCAGCTCTTTTAGAATCTGTATCTGTTGCTGATCCACAACTACCTCGTCATGTCTACGTTTTAACTCTCTTGGCCGATAGACCATCTCATCTGCCATATTCTTGTGGCATGCCTTGCACATGTTAAGATAGTCTTCGTATTCTTCCAGTACTTTTTCTGCTGTCAGATTCGGATACTGCTCTTTCTGCTGCCTTTTGATGTAATTCATGAGTTTCTGAGGACTCATGTATTTTTCAGATTCTCCCATATCCAGCGGACGAATCCTTTTTTCTATCATCCACTCGACCGTCTCTTTCGAAATTTTCTTTCCTGTCATGTCAGAATACTGCATCCAGCGCACGTACTCATTTCCACCGTTTTCATCCCGGATCCGGTTGATCTTCTGACGGTCATTGATGCCGAACATCTCTTCTATGCTCTCTGCATAGATGTTTAACGGACCGAAATACGTTGTCGGATATCCCGGATATTCTGTATTTCCTACGGTATCTCGCAGAAGATTCCAAAACCGTCCCTTGCTCAGATATTCTATTTTCTCCGAATATCCTCTGATTCTTCCTGCACCGCAGATCAGTCTGTTATAATTCAGCTTTCTCCCTTGCATTGAGAGGAATCGCAGGACATTGGAGGCATCTTCATAGATAGTTCCAGCCAGTATTTTTCCAAATTCTCCCGGATAGAGATATCCTTCTCTTGCCCTTAGATTTCTCCTGTTGCCCTTTGTCCATCCTTCCAGATAGTCCTCATAATAGATCTTATAGGCTTTCTTACTCGTCCCATTTGTCCACACCTTGTACATCAGAATCCGGATCTCATCCTCAAGCTGTACATAATGTCTGTCTCTTTCCCATCCAACAGTTGCGTCTATGATTCTGAGCACACTTGTGTCTTCGTCTACTGGTTCTAACAGATAGCAGCTCTCCGTTTTCTTCACAATATGGTCTGTTCTTGTTTTGGCCATTACCAGCTTCCCACAATTTGGACAGAATACCATGTCGTTATGCCTGATCTTTTTCCCTCCATCTTGTCTCTGGATCTCTGCTGCCGTACTTGCTTCTCCACAGTTCGTACAGGTATATTCTTTCGTATTCCGGTCACGGAACATATAATCTTCCCCGGCAGATCTCTCGAAGAACCAGCTCCGCAGATCTTTTGGCGCATCCGGAACTTTTCTCATCACGTCCATCAGTCGTTCATGTCTGTTTACTGCTGTATTCCATCTGATTTTTCTGTTATACTCTCCCTCCAACGCTCTGATTCTCTCCCAGCCGTTATTGTCCCACGACCTCTGCTTGATCAGCTTACTGAGGCGTTTCGCATCTTTCGTTTCCAGTTTTGGATAATTCTCATACTGTCTCCACTCCCAGTCTCGCCACTTCTCATTCAATGCAGACATGATAGAGCCTCTTCTCCATCCGTCCTTTTCTCTCCAATACTCATGTTCTCCTGTCTCATAGTTGATGCAATATTTCGTCAGTAGTTCTCTGTCGAAAAATATATTCAGAATAAGGACTTGTCCCAGTTCCTGTAATGTCGCTACATGTCCCTCCTCTTTGGTTTTCAGCGGTTTCAGCCGTTCAATTTCTTTCCGTCTCATACATGCACCTCCACCCATCTCCTGTCCGGTGTCAGCGTGTAATACTGGGAGTCTTTCGTCTGCACATCATCCACTTTCCGGATGCTTGCTGCGATAATCTCTCCGTCAGCATTTTCAAGGATCAGTCCGATTACGGTTCCACGATTTCCTGCTACGACCGGGTTTTTGCCTCTCGCAATTGCAATCTTATCTGTTCCGATCGCCTCCGCATCATCTTCCTGTACACACACTCCTCTAGTGATTACGCGCCAATCTCTTTTCGGATGCTCGATAATGTATCTCATTGCTGCGAATGCGATTTCTGTCAGATTCAGCTCTTTTTCCAGTGTCAGCTCCGTAGACACGACCATTGAACAGCCCTCTTCTTCGTCTATGCTTCCGCCTGCCTCGCACCGGAAGAAGCGGTTTTTTCCGTCAAGTGCGTACCAGTTCAGACAATCCAGGATATATTCTGCCGCATGGAATCCTGTGGATCTTGTCTTACTTTTCTCTTCCGTGTATGTCTTTCCCTGTTCATACTGGAAGATACCTTTTCCGCAGGTTGCCTGCAGGTTCTCATTAAATCCCTTGTACACGATCATTTTTTCTCACCCAGATAGTACTCTCTCACGATCTCTTTGATCTGTGCCTTTCCCGGAATGCTGATATACAGTGGTGGTCTCAAGCCTGCTGCCTTGGTGATTCTGTCATCTAACTGTGTCTTTTCCCCAAACGATTTCTTCAAGATCATTGCCATGCAATCTTTCAGGGATTTTCCTTTCCTTCTGACTGCAAGAGCCATCTCTTCATTTTCCATGCAAGATTGTTTGATGGAATCTGTCCAGTCCTTCAGTGCTCCTTCCAGTTTCAGGTCCTTCGTTTCCAGTTCCAGCTTTCCAATCGCAGCCAAACACGGAGTGGTCAGCTCCTCTATTGCACCGGTGCAAAAGTCCTCTGCGTCTTCCGGATCCAGTCCGTTCTCCTTTGCGATTGTCTTGATTGCTTCTAAGTCTCCCTCTTCCAACTGTGCTTTGGCCGCACGGTTGATCTCCTCGTAAGAATCAAATTCTCCAAATTTGTCAAACATCTTTATACCTCTTTTCCTTGTAAGTACGCTTGTAGCGTCTCATTATACTCGCTGTCTTTTTCATACACGATTTCTATCTCGTGTTCTTTGCTCTCTTCCAGGAACATTTTCCACAGATCTTGGTTCTGTATGCCTTTTCCGTCTGACTTCTTCCACTCTGCTCGCCTCCACTTTTCCGGATTATCGGCCTGGATCATGTTCTTGATGTACGTGTTCCTCGTGTAGAACACAACTCTGCATGGTTCTTTAAGTTTTTGCAGTGCATAGATCATTGCCAGAAGCACACTGCGGTTATAAGTTGTTCCTTCCTCTTCTCCTTTGAGGAATCGGTCTTCAATATCTCCGTTTCTCCTCGTGAATGTTAAGGCTGCAGCATATCCTCCTCTCTTTGGTGCTGCCGGTCCTGTGATCGTGGTTTCTATGTAGATCTTCACCGTCTTCATTCTTCAAATCCTCCTGTTCAACCGGATCAATGTGTATCTCCGGTACTTGAACCCAGTGGCCGGATTGATTCCTTCATAGCTCTTGGCAATGTAATAGCCATTCTTCTGTTTGATTTCTTTTGGCCATCTTTCCAGTTTTTTCTTCTTTGGTGGTTTCAGCGGCATGTTCCGCGAAGTACTGTAACTGGATTCGCTGAGCCTTGGCTTGTCCCTCTTTCCGTCTTCCCTCTTTTCTCCCACTTTCTCGTTTTTGGTGATGTAGGATGCAAGCTGCGAGAAATCCTCTTCGTAGTATTTGCTTTTCTCTAACTTCTCTGCATAAATTCCGCCATACGGCCAACATTCTTCTACCCAGCGGATCGTATCCCTGCATCCGGTCAGAATGAGATGCACATGCCATGCTCCCTTCGTTCCTTTCTCAATGTTCCGGATCCAGCGTAGCTCTATCTGTTCTTTCTTGTATCTTGCTCTTAGCTTGCTGATCAGCTTCGTGAAATCTTTCTTCGCCTGTGCCATGTCCGGAGGTCTCTCTTCTACCTTGTACGTCAATGTTAAGAAATAGTCTTCCTTGCCAAAATACTCTAACAATCTGTGTCTGGCTGTCTCTGCCTTATTCATAGCATTCACCACTGCCATCTGCTCCGGTGTCGGCTTTCTCTTCTTTTCTCTTGGTAGCCCTCTTGCTCCATACCTGCCATCATGGTATTCCTTCACCTCCAGGATGTCTCCTTTCCGGAAGGTGTGTGTTACTCTCTTCGTTGCCATCGTATACCTCTATCTTTAATATCTTAATCGAGTATTAAAATGGGGCAGAATCCCCGTTTTTCTTGACTTTCTGCCCCACAGATGTTAAGATAATAATGTCTTTAATATCTGCGAGACAAAAGTCTTGCATTCAACACTTCCGTTACCTCCGGAAGTGTTATTTTTTTATCTGTTTTTCCAGTGTCCTTGCGATCGAATTCAGCGCATAGAAGCTTGCTGATACAGCCAGTCCGATCAGAACGCGCTCCAGCGTTGACTCCGGTGCTTTGACCGATATGGAATATGTAATTGCTGCTCCGGAAGCATAGAAGAGTCCAACAAGCATTCCAATGCCCGTGATAAACCTTGTCCTCCAAAGGCTCATTCTAATATGATGTATTCTCCTTTGTTCTTCTTCCTGGCATACTCGTTCGCCTCTTCCCATGTTCCAGAGCAACAGCCCAGTTCCTGTGTTTTCGTCCATCTGATAATCCATATGTGGTCTTTCTCCCTTCTTCCTCGTTTCTGGCTCATTTCTCACCTTCTGTATGGTTTTCTTCTTTTATTCCTATTTCAGTTCATCACTCACGCGACAGCTGATTTATGATTACGAATGCCTGAGTGTCACTGAATGCTTTTCTTGTGATTTTATTTCCTTTATGTTTTGCTGTAATGATATACATCCGCTGCGCCCTCCTTCCTTCTTGTATGATGCACACGGATAACATCGGCTGCGTTCCATGCAGCTATTTCTGTATCTGTAGTAGCAGCAATCTTCCACGCTCAAATCACTTCTCTTCCTATTCGTTCTTTTTCTGATTCAGAAATTTTAAGTACCCTCAAGATCTCTCTCAGTTCTCCAAGCCGAATATCTTCCGGCATACCAAATCTCTGGTAGAGAGTACTCATTGGGATTCCTGTCAGCTTGGAAAGTTTTCCCATGTTGATGTCTTCCATCGTCTTGCCTGATTGTATGATTGCAAGAAGTATTCTGTTCTGCCTTTCCCTGTCAGATATTTTTAATTTTGGCATCTCTTCTCACCTCTCTAGTCTTCATAATTGCGTGGAATCAGGTCCTCTGTAAGTGCATAGAACTCGCTGAGGTACGCTCCGTCATCTGTGATACTTAAATCAACAGCAACGTTGTTCTCGTTCATCAGCATGATTCTCAACGCACACTCTTCTCCGATTGTTCCATTGCCAACAGCTAAGACCTTAAAGCCTTTCAATGCGTGCAGCTCTTCAGAATCTCCATTGACTCTCTTATTGATAATCTTTTTCTTCATTGCTTTCACCTCACTTTCTCATCTGTCTCAAATAGGTAATCTAATGATTTGTCTACTCTAAAATTGAAAATATTTTTATGTTATCAAAAGATTTTTCATAAAACGTGAAAATATTTTCGCAACATTTTGTATAACAAACATTCGTTTTGCACTCTATCTAGTATTTTTGTATTGACACATCATAATATTAGTAGTAGCCTTTTTATAGAAGCTTCAAAATTCTAATGAAAGGCAGGTGACAATATGAGACGCTACAACCCTCCATTTAATGGAAACCGCTATGTATTAAACAAAGCAACTGGAGAAATCCACGATCTGGATAACGAAACATCTCTCTGTCAAATCGATGAAATGAATCCAGACCATGTATCGAACTGTGTATCTTATGAAGATGCCAAGTTCCGTGCTGCTTTCTTTTCACCACATGGCGGAAATGGTTGCTACTACTGTTTACGATCAAAAGATAACGGATAACCCGATTGAGCTATGGACTTCAATGTCTGTAGCTCTTTTTCTGGCATTTCTTCCCTCAGAAGCTCCGTAAGCCTTTCGGTTGTTTTGCATTCCGAAACCATGTCAAATACCAGTTCTGAAAACTTCTGTTCATCTGTGACCATCTTTAATGCATCGAACTTTTTCACATCTCTCACTCTCCTTTCTCAATTCCAAATAAATAATTAGGATCTACTCCCAACGCTCCTACAATCCGAACGATATCGCATGCTTTGATAATCTTTCTTCCAGAAATCATGTCGCTAAGCATCTGTGCTGTACAACCAGCCTTTTGAGCAACAAATGCTTTCTTTAATCCTTTTTCATTTATGATTCGTTCGATATTCTCAGCTACCGGTACATTACATTCTGAAATTTTCATCTTTTTTCACCTCTCTAATCTTATCCAACCTTTTTCTCTGAATCGCTTTTCTCCTGCTCTTCTTTCTTACTGCTCATTGCTGCCGCAGTTGCGATCGTTCCTTCAAGGTATCCTCTTTCTCTTTCACTCATTGCCGGAAGCTTGTCGGCCAGTGTCTGGATAATCTGTTTTTCTTTCTCTGACATTTTGTTCTCCTTTCTACGATTGTTTTGTTGCTATGTGTCTATTGTATGTGGCTTTGAAACTTTTGTCAATACTTTTTTGTGGCTTTTCGACTTTTTTGTTATTATGCCACATTTTCTATTGCTTTTCTTCTTTGTATGCTGTATAATCAAAATCAAGAAAAGAGGTGATGAAATGAACGAACGCCTAAAGCAGTTAAGGAAAGAATTGAATTTGACTCAGCAAGAGTTTGCTGACAAATTAGGAACTGCAAGAAACAATATTGCTGGTTATGAAACAGGGAAAAGAAATCCCAGTGATGCAGCCATTTCTCTTATATGTACAAAATATAACGTCAACGAAAATTGGCTCCGTACTGGAGAGGGTGATATGTTTGTGAAACTGTCCTACTCTGATGAAATCGCACAATTTGTCGGACAGCTCATGACTGAGGAAGACGATTCTTTTAAAAAGAGACTGATTTCAGGGCTTGCAGCACTTGATGAAACTGGTTGGAAAGTATTAGAAGACTTCCTGAACTCTATTCAAATAAAAAAGGACTGATCTATTTCAGTCCTAAGAGTCCACGAATAAAGAAGTATACATTTTTTAATCGTGTGTTATCCAGTTCATCGAGCATTTTGATTATGAGTTTTTTATAATTCATATTATGTAGTCCCTCCGTTCCCAGCAAGAACACTCCCGAAATTCCTTGATTTCATCATACGGCATCTGCCATAAGAAATCAATAGGATTACCGAACATTTGTTCTTTTCTGTTTATTTCTATTAAGTAAATAATCAATTGGCTGAGAACTTATGGGATCTTATGCAATTGTCCACTATAGTGGACGATTATTTGAAATCTGACTCAAACAGATCTGTGATCCTGCATCCCAGACCTGCTGCCAGCTTCTCAAGTGTTCTGATCGTAGGATTGGAATCCTCGTTCATGATCTTCTGAACTGACGATTTTGTTATATTCGACAGAATCGCTATCTGGCGGGCAGACAGATTTCTTTTGTACATGATTTTAGATAATAATATTTTCATGTGCTTATTATGGGAAGGTCTGCTTAAAAATATTCTAAGCAGATTCTGATTAGGATTGTGGTGTTCCTGATCGGCAGGTTTACAAAGGAGTGAGGAACTATGGGGCTGCGTTTTAGAAAGAGCTTCAAAATTGCTCCCGGAGTCAAATTAAATCTGAATAAGAACAGCACCAGTATAACATTTGGCAAACGTGGAGCTCATTACACGGTCAATTCCAAGGGAAAGAAGACTGCTTCTGTAGGAATCCCCGGAACTGGTATATCTTATACCATGTCTACCGGAAGTCGCACCTCATCCAAAAAAACTACAAACCAAGGAGGACCGAACATGTTTCAAAACAATTTTCCTGATTATAACGGGAATAACAAAAAATGGTATCAAAAAACTGGATGGATCATTGCATTAATAATTCTATTTTTCCCAGTAGGTCTATTCCTCATGTGGAAATATACTGACTGGAAAAAGCCTGTTAAATTTGCAGTTACTGCATTTATCTTGTTTTTTGCTATTATAGGATTATTTTCTCCTGATAGCTTAGAGGAAATTTCTCTAAGTGCAAATACAACCAGTGCATATGATATCAATCAAGAAGTTACAATAACAGTCAGTACCACACCAAATGATTACCAATTATCTGATAGTGATTTCAAATGTACCGGTGGAAAATTAAATATTGAAAACGGGAAAATCACCTTCCTCTCTTCATCATCTGGTTCTTATGAAATTTGGGCTGAACATAATGAAATTAAAAGTAATGAACTTGTAATAAAAGTAGAGGATAAGAAAGCAATCGCTGCTACTAAAGCACAGAAAGAAGCTGAAGAAAAAGCTGCCAAAGAAGCCGAGGAGGAAGCAGCAAGAAAAAAAGCTGAAGAAGAAGCAAAGGCTCAGGCTGCTGCCCAAGCTGAGGCCGAAGCGGAAGCTCAACAGCAAGCTCAAGCCGAGGCTGAGGCTCAACAACAAGCGCAAGCTGAAGCTCAGCAACAAACGCAAACTACCACAAGCGAAACTGTATATTGGACTCCAAACGGAGAAGTATATCATTCAACACCTGACTGTCCAAGTTTAGGTCGCTCTAAAACAATATATAACGGAACTATATCTGAAAGTGGGAAATCAAGACCTTGCAAAAATTGTTATTAAATTGAACATTTTTATTCATTTCCAGGAAAGGACGTGATCAC